AACGAAAACTCAGAAGATATTCTTGACGGTGATAATGATTATGTTGGTACAAGTAAAGAAGGTGACATGGATTCTGACTGGGGTGGTGAAGGTCCTGCGAGCATGCCTTCAGGAACTTACTGTGGTCAATTAGGCACTGACAGGTGTGCTGAGATTACAGGTAGTGGTAATAATAAATCTCGTATGGGTGTCGATGGTATGGGCACAACTTTTTATCAAGAAGTTGACATTTCTAATTTAAATATAGATAACGGTGGTGAAGTTACATATTCCATAAAAGTCGATAAACAAGATGATCAAGATAGAATCTACATGCACGTTACAGGAACTGGTGGAGGGACTACCGTCTTTGCAGGCACTGACATCCTGTCTGAATCTGGCGTATCATCAGGTTACCAATCATATAGTGGCTCTTTCGATTTCAGTGGCGTTCTAAGTAAGGTCACTATTGAAATAGGTGGTCGTGATATCAATCTTGCTGTTGGTCCAATGTTTGATGATGTATCGGTTAATGTTTTTTACAATGTTATCTCTACTATTATTGAGCAACAAATAACTACAGTAGAAGAAATAGTTTATTTAAATCTTACTGATTCTACTCAAATAGATTTAATTGAAGAGATAATTGAATTTAATGATATTAAAATTGACGAAGCTGGTGAAATAGAATTCACGCCTATTGAAACTGTTCAAGAAGAAGTAACTTATGAGAGTGTTGAGATTGAGATTGCAGAATTAAAATTAGATATACCAGAACAAGAAGTTGAAGTTGTTCAGGTTGAAACCGAGGTTGAAGCTGAGATTCAAATGGAAATGGAAGAAGTTGAGGTAGTTGAACCTGAGCCAGAAGAAACTACAGAAGAGTCTCAAGAAGAACAACCAGAACCAGAACCAGAAAAACCACAAACACCACAAAAAAAAGAAGATTCAAAAGAAACGGTAGAAGAAGAGAAATCATCAGAGCCTAAGGTATCAGAGAAAGAAAAAGCTGCTACTAAAATAGTGAAGAAAATTGATGATAAGGCTAGATATGACGATGCTGCTCAAACAAAAACTTTAATTGTCATGCAAATACTTGGCAATACTAAAACGTTTTTTGATGCACAATCCACAATCGTTGACACTAATGTTAATGAATATTTAAACAAGACAATTGAAGATCAATATGGTATGTTATTTGATCTAGCACAAGAAGTAACCATGGAGGATATGATAAATGCCCAGTATTGAGTATCAAGGACTTAAATTTTCCGGAGGAAAATTCTTTATTATTTTATCTTTAATAGGAACTATTATTGGTGGAGGATGGGCCGGTTATAAATTTTATGATGATTACTTAACAATGAAGCAACAAGTTTTGGAATATACCGCTCCAGATTTAAGTGGATTTGATAAGAAAATTGCTCTTGTAGAGAGTCAAACTCAATCACAGATGGAAATAGTTTTACAAAAAGTTGAGGGATTAAAGAGTGAATTAGACATAGTATTAGAAGAAATAAACTTAATATCTCAAGTAAGTCGTGAATTAAAAGATGACCTTAAAACGGATTTACGTTCTATGGAGGGAGATGTTCGTCATATCACTGAAATTGTAAATGATGTTGAAGATCGACAAAAAGAAGACACAAGAGAGATTATGGACGAAATTAAATTGATAGAAAAAAACCTTGAATTAAGTGTTGACAAAGCTTTAAATAATCCTTTAAGTGGTATGAGCGCTAAATCAAAATGAAACTAGATATCAAAACAATACTGCCTTACGTAGTCTTAGTAGCCACCATAGGTATGACTTGGGGTATGTGGTCAGAACGCCTTAATGCAGTCGAAGATAAAGCAGATAGTGTTGCAAAAATGCAACAAGATATTGCTGTCATTAAAGAAAAGATTCTTCAAATGGACGATAGAGTCATGTGGATTGAAGAGTTTTTAATTAAAACAATTGATTATTAATGGCTATATCTAGAGCTCAAATACCAAAACAAATTTCAAAACCAGGTAAAAAGAAAAAGATAAAAAAAGTAATTAAGGCTTTGAAAAAAGCCTCTAAATCACACGCAGGTCAAGCAAAAACTTTGAAAAAAATTATTACTTAGTGAACAGTAGGTAATTCAAAATCAAATTCTACAATAACCGTTAAATCTTCGGCTTCTGTTTTAGGATCATTCATGATATAAAAATATACGAAAGGAAAAATAATGGAAGAATTTAATGTAGTCTACAAACTACAAAGACACTTAAAACAAGCTATTGAAGACTGTAAAGATACTGTTATGTCAGGTGTTGACAGTTATGAAAAATATCAATATCTTGTGGGAAAAGTTCAAGCATTTGAACAAACGTTACAGGAAATCTCTAACCTGCTAGATAATAAGGAGCAAAACGATGACTGATGTAAAACTTGCATTGCAAGAAAAATATAAAGAAGAAGCTAAAAAAGAAGCTGAAGAAGATAAGAAAAAAGTGAGAGCGGAAAACCTCTCTGAAGAACTATTAGCAAAACTTCCCAACCCTTCGGGTTGGAGAATATTAGTATTGCCTTTTGAACCTAGAGATAAAACAAAAGGTGGTATTATCATTGCTCAAGAATCATTAGACAAATTACGCATAGCCACGAACTGCGGTTATGTAATCAAGGTTGGACCATTGGCCTATAAGGATGAAGAAAAATTCTATACCGGCCCCTGGTGCAAAAAAGGTGATTGGGTAATTTTTGCCCGATACGCCGGATCACGGCTCCCGATTGAAGGTGGAGAAGTGCGATTACTAAACGATGATGAAGTCTTAGGGACCATTAGTAACCCCGAAGATATTCTACATCATATTTAAACATAGGAGAAAACTATGCCCGAAGAACTAAAAAAAGAAGAACCGATGATTGATGTCGGTGAAACCGATGGAGCAGAAATCGATTTAGAAAAAGATTATTCTGCACCAGAACCAAAAGAAGAACTACAGGTTGAGGAATCAACCGATTCGGGGGAACAAACAAAAACTGAAGAAGAAACAAAAGAAGAGGCACCACAGAAAGAAGAATTAGAACAATATAGTGAAGGTGTCAAAAAGAGAATTGCCAAGCTAACACGTAAAATGCGTGAAGCAGAACGTCAGAAAGAAGAAGCGATTGTATATGCGAAATCTATAGCAGATCAACAAAGGAAACTACAAGATAGATATCAAAGTCTAGATACGAACTATGTATCTGAGTTTGAAAGCCGAGTGAAATCAAGTCTGGAGGCAGCTAAGGGAAAGCTGAAAACAGCAATTGATGCACAGGATGTTGATGCTCAAATAGCCGCACAAACAGAAATAGCAGCTCTGACAATGGATGCAGCTAGACTTAATCAAGTAAAATCTCAAAAACCAGAGGCACCAAAACAGGCAGAACAGCCTGTATCACAGCAACAAGGATACATGAATGCAGGAGAATTAAAACAAGCCGCGCAACAAATGGACCCAAAAGCAGAAGAATGGGCTTCTAAAAATACTTGGTTTGGTACAGATAATGCGATGACATATACCGCATTTGACATACATAAAAAACTGACGGAAGAAGAAGGATATGATCCTTCTAGTGAGGAATATTATCAAGAAGTGGATAAAAGAATAAGACTTGAATTTCCTCATAAATTTGGTACAACAGAAAATACTACATCAGAGAAACCTTCTCAAACTGTAGCATCAGCCAAACGTCCAGGTATGGTAGGACGCCGTAAAACTGTGAAACTCACACCATCACAGGTCGCAATAGCTAAACGATTAGGTGTGCCACTTGAAGAATATGCGAAACAATTAGTCGCGAAGGAGGCATAAGCATATGGAAAACGAAACAAAAATAAACAAAACTTCCCGCGCGAGTCAAACTCGAGAGAAAGACTCTCGACCTAAAGTTTGGACTCCTCCATCATCTTTAGATGCACCCCCTGCTCCAATGGGATATAGACACCGTTGGATAAGAGCTGAAAGTATGGGATCCGATGACACTAAAAATGTCTCAGGTAAATTAAGATCCGGATGGTCATTAGTGAGAGCTGATGAATATCCAGAAGATGATTTTCCTTCCGTACAAGATGGCAAACATGCCGGGGTAATCGGAGTTGGTGGCCTATTGCTGGCTAGGATACCGGAAGAGCTCGCGCAATCTCGAGAGGAATTTTTTAATCAAAAAGTTTCTGATCGAGAACAAGCAGTTGAAAACGACCTCATGAAGGAGCAGCACAATGCGATGCCAATCAATCAAGAGAGGCAGAGCCGTGTAACTTTTGGTGGCTCCAAGAAAAACTAATCTTTTAGTTATTCCGAACCATCAACTAAACTAACATAAGGAGTAAATACAAATGGCAAATCAAGACAGTGCATTTGGTTTAAGACCTGTTGGTAAGGTTGGACAAAACGCAGATAACGGCGGTATGTCTGAATATCAGATTGCTGATAACGAAGCATCTTCGATATTTCAAGGCGACCCCGTAATACCACAAGCCGCTAACACCGGTTTTATTGACGTGGCAGCTGCTGGGGACACACTACTTGGTGTGTTCTGGGGTGTAAATTACATTGACCCTACAACTGGAAAACCAACATTCAGAAACCACTACACACAAACAAATATCACTTCTGGTGATATTGACGCTTTCGTATATGACGATCCATACGAGAGATTTGAAGTACAAGGAGACGGTGCTTCAGCAAGAACTGATATATTTAAAGTAGCTGATATCGTGTACGCTGCTGGTTCAACAGTAAATGGAACATCCAATGTTGAATTAGACGTATCTGATTTAGCTGCAACAGACGGTCAATTAAGAGTCGTCGGTGTATCAACTGATCCAAACAACAGCGAAATAGGCTCAGACAATCTGAACTATATCGTTTCAATTAACGAGCATACGCTCAAGCAGGAATTATAGGAGTAATTAAATATGGCTATATCACGTAATCAACTCGTTAAAGAGTTAGAGCCAGGTTTGAATGCACTATTCGGCTTGGAATATAATCGTTATGAGAACCAGCATGAAGAAATCTTCGCTAAAGAGACTTCAGACAGAGCTTTCGAAGAGGAAGTAATGTTAAGTGGCTTTGGCAATGCTGGAGTTAAACCGGAAGGTTCCGCAGTTACATTTGATAACGCGCAGGAAACCTACACATCTAGATATCAACACGAAACTGTTGCATTAGCATTCTCAATCACTGAGGAAGCTATTGAAGATAATCTGTATGACAGACTGTCAAGCAGATATACAAAAGCTTTAGCACGTTCAATGGCTAATACAAAGCAGATCAAAGCTGCTAACGTATTAAACAGAGCTTTTAACTCTTCTTTCACAGGTGGTGATGGTAAAGAGCTTTGTGCTACTGACCACCCAACCATCTTTGGAACAGTAAGTAACGAGTTGGCAACAGCTGCGGACTTAAACGAAACTTCTGTTGAGCAAGCATTAATCGATATTGCTGCTTTCACAGATGAAAGAGGACTAAAGATCGCTGCTAGAGGTGTGAAAATGATTATTCCGTCAGAACTACAGTTCACAGCGGAAAGAATCATGAACTCTGCTAACAGAGTTGGAACTGCTGACAATGATATCAATGCAGTAAAGAGCATGGGTATGATCCCACAAGGTTATGTAGTGAACAACTACTTAACTGATACTGATGCATTCTTTATCATTACAGATGTTCCTAACGGTCTAAAATACTTTGAAAGATCACCAATCAAAACTTCAATGGAAGGTGATTTTGACACCGGTAACGTAAGATACAAAGCAAGAGAGAGATACTCTTTCGGCTTCTCTGATTTCAGAGGTATCTTTGGTTCACCAGGTGCATAATAAGTAACCTTATAACAACTTTTAAAAGGGGCCTTATGGCCCCTTTTTTTATGGGAAAATACATTGACTTTATGGGAAATTAATGTACAAAATAAAAGCGGATAATATAGACAAGGAGTTATATTATGGCCGCAATATCACAATCTCTAATCGCTGAGAAAATCAAGCTTGAGTCTCAGTGGAATTCTCAATATTTAAATTCTGGAAAAGAGACTCTTGAAATGAAATCCATTGAAGAGAGAATCAAAAGAATTTTAGCTAAACTGAGATGGAGAAGTCAAGATTACGACAGTCATTTATTTTTTAAATAGACTTGCTCTCTTTTTAAAAGAGGTTTATATTTAACCTTCTAGGAGAATAACATTGTGTAGACTGACCTAGCAGACGCACGTAGAGACTACACAAATTTTACTACGGAGGTAAAAATGGCAACAACCACATTTCAAGGTCCGGTAATATCAAAGAATGGTTTCTTTAATACAGGACCCGGTAATGTAGTAACAGTGAATTCAAGCGATAGCTTGACAACAGCTAGTCACGCAGGAAGAATTGTTTACAACTCTACTGCGGGTGCTGTGACTTA